CGTGAAAACCTTGTCATGGCCAACGGCAAAGGCATCGACTTCTCTGCCACCTCTGGCACTGGCACAAGCGAACTGTTCGATGACTATGAAGAGGGAACGTGGACGCCTGTTTACACCGCCAGCACAACTGATCCAACCTTTGCTTCATATCCTGTCCGCAGCGCACACTACCGCAAGATCGGGGCGATGGTGTTCGTCACTGCTCGTTTCCGCACCAACGGCTACAACAGCGATGGTGTAGGCAACCTCCGCATTTCTGGTCTACCGTATACAGCAAAATCCAGCGGCTCGTTCTTTGATACGGGCGGCATCACCATTCACAGCGTGCAGAACTGGGGCAGTATTCCTTACAACGGCGTTGTTAAACCCGGTGATGCGTTCATTTCGTTGATCGGCTCTACGGGCTTTGTGGATCAGTCTGTTTTGGCGCTTGGAACAGGAACAAACAACAACGACATTTCGTTCTCTGGAATGTATGTGACGGATTAAGGATAAGAACATGGCCCTGACAAAAGCACACAACAGAATGATTGCTGGTCAAGCGGCCAGCGTGGATGACTTCGGTGCTGATCCAACTGGCGCAACTGACAGCGCAACTGCAATTCAGGCTGCCCTGAACAGCGGCGCAAAGGTTGTGGAGTTCCCTGTTGCTGGTTCTTATACTGTAGGCTCGGCCCTGACTGTCCCTGCCAACGTGCAGCTCGAAGGTAACGGCGCAACGGTTACGGCATCGTCCAGCTTCACGGTGTTTAACCTTACGGATGGTGGGGCAATCCGAAACCTGACCATTGTCGGCTCGGTGTCTGCCGGAACCTATGATGGCTCTTCTATTGCAATCGAGGCTGAGGGCACGAACAACCACCCTGCTGCGCCCACCTACATCACTGGCCCAAAGGTCGAGAACTGCACGATCACCAACTTTGGCTTTATGGCCGTTCGGCTGGCCTATGTTAAAAAGGCAGAGGTTCGTGGCAATCGCATTGCAGACATCGGCTACACAGGCGTTGGCGGTGTGTCCTGCGAAGATGTGATTGTTGATGGAAACACCATTGATGGCGTCACTCCCGGATCATCTGGCGGTGATGCTTATGGTGTTTTCATTGACCGTAAGGATGGTTTGTCTGAAACCTCTGATCCTCGGTCTTATCGCTGCATCATCACCAACAATATCATTAAAAATGTGGTTGTTTCTGGTGGTGGAACAAACGGCCAAGGTATCGACACTCACGCTGGCGTTGACTTCTTGATTGACAGCAATGTCATCAATGGATGTCAGCGAGGTATCTTTGTCACATCTTCTGTGATTGGCGCTTTGGGTGAACAGCTTGGCGCAAAGCGTTGCGTTGTATCAAACAACACCATTGTTGGGACTGGCGCTTATGGTATCCTTCTTGATGGTGCAAACTCTGGCGGTTCTGTTGTTGACTGGACAGAGGATTGCGTCATCACTGGCAATACTGTTGTTGGCTTTGGATTTCCAAACGATGCGCTGACTGGCGGCATCCATTTGCAATTTACAAAGAACACCATTGTCAGCAACAACACGGTCAAAAACAGTAATTGCAATCTCATTAACTTGAACACCAATAATATTGGCTTCAGTGTTTCTGGAAATGTCTTAACTGATCCTTGGGATGACACTTATTCATCTCCAAACTGCATCCGCATTGGTGGTAATGACAGCCGTGGCATCATCATCGGAAACACTTTCCGATTTGAAAATGCCTCGCTAGGGACGTATGTTGCTATCAAGTCCGTTCGGATTGAGGCCGCCCTCACAGGCCTGAATGTAGAACTTGGTAAATGTTCTTTTGAAGGCATAGATGCAACCCATCTCGGTCTTAGTTTGGGAACAACAACAGGTGTAAGCTATTTTGGGTTTTACGAAGCGTCTGGGACTGGAACACTTTCTCTTACTAGCGGAGGTGGCACAGCGCTGACTGCCATTACTTTCCCAAAAAGATTTCCGTATAACCCGACTGTTACTTTGACACCCCAATTCCCCATTAGTGGTGGCGGTCAGGCTGCCCTGCTTAGTGTGGGAAATGTTGGGTCTGGCACAATCAGCAGCACTGGCTTTACTGCTTATGCAAACTCAAGTGACCTTGCCACATGGTCGTCTACTGGAACCGTCAACTTCATTTGGCACGCAAGATAGGAGGCCGACATGGCTCTGAGCAAAACAATCGAGCGGAACGGCGTCACTATCGCAAACGCCTACATCCGTGTTTCGTCTTACACTGGCAACAAAAACGGAATGGAAGTGTCTGTTGGCTTCCATGCCTCTGACGCACAGCCTGCGTTCTCTGTCTCATTGTATCAATGCCCTCTTGATTTGAACGGCGACAACCCGATCAAGCAGGCATACGAACACCTCAAGACCCTTCCCGAGTTCGCAGGTGCTGCGGACGTTTAATGCGCTTCGTGCGTGGACAGTCCAGCCAAGGAGGTAAACATGGCACTGACTAAGACAACAGTAAACGACAAGATTGAAGTTATCAATATGGGTGACTGGTCATCGGTGCAAGTACGCACTGCAACAATCATCAGTGAGGATGGCACAGAAATCAGCCGTACATTCCACCGTCATGTGGTAATGCCTGATGCTGATCTCTCAGCCGAAGATGCAGACGTATCTGCAATCTGCACTCCAGTATTTACAGACGCAGTAAAGGCAGCGTATGCTGCACATTTGGCTGAGGGAGAGTAATTATGTCTGCTGTAACAGAAACATTAAGCTCCAACACAAGTACAGCAGCTTTGCAGGTGATTGGTCATTTTAACCTTTCTCTCTCTGGTACATGGAGTGCCACAGTTACTATCCAACGTAGCTGGGATAAAAGCACATGGTTCGATGTAGACACCTTTACGTCTAACTATGAAGGCACAGGGTTTGACGCAGAAGAAGTCTACTATCGTGCAACAGTTTCAGGGTATGCCTCAGGCAGTGTTGTTATTCGTCTATCAGACAACCGTAACTTCACTGGCAAGAGTGTCTTCTACGCATAAGGTCAACTAAAGATGGAAACAAGTTGGCACCTAAGTAAGTCAGTACCTGTCACTTTGGTATTAGCTATTGTAGCTCAAACACTAGCTCTTGTCTGGTATATATCCAGTTTGGATAGTGCTGTCAAAGCTAATGCCAGAGACTTGATCCGTAATGAAACCCGTATAGAATCTCTTGAAGGTATCGTTCAAACTCAAGCTGTAACTCTTGGACGTATGGATGAGAACATCAAAGCTATTAGAGATTCAGTAGAAAAAATGGCTTCGAAATAACTTGACATTTGTTTAAAATTGTGGTAAAATGGCAACATTAGAACAAATAAGAGATACTGCTGAACAAGACCTAGTAACTTTTATTAAACTTATAGCACCTGAACAAGTACTAGGTCAGTGTCACGAAGATGTCTGCAATTGGTGGACAAGAGAAGACAGCAAGTCTCATCAGCTTCTTTTGTTTCCTAGGGACCACGGCAAGTCAAGACTTATAGCTTATAGAGTTGCATGGGAGTTAACCAAAGACCCTACACTCAGGATACTCTATATCTCAGCAACAGCTAACCTAGCAGAGAAGCAGCTAGGCTTTATCAAAGGCATACTTACATCTGAAATATACAGACGGTACTGGCCTGATCACGTAAACTTTGATGAAGGCAAACGTACACGATGGACCAACTCAGAGATTATGTTGGACCATCCTTTAAGGAAGAAAGAAAATGTTAGAGACCCTTCGATCTTTACTGGCGGACTTACGACTTCGCTTACAGGTCTTCATTGCGACATCGCAGTCCTTGATGATTGCGTGGTGTATGAAAACGCTTATACAGGTGAGGGAAGGAATAAAGTCAAAAGTCAATACTCTCTTCTCTCCTCTATTGAAGGTGCTGAAGCGAAAGAGTGGGTCGTAGGTACTAGGTATCACCCTGCCGACTTGTACAATGATCTTCTTCAAATGATGGAAGACCAGTACGATGATAACGGCGAGAAAATAGGTGAGGAGAATATCTACGAGATATTTGAGAGACCAGTAGAAGACCTAGGGGATGGCACAGGCGAGTTTCTCTGGCCTAGACAACAACGAAAAGACGGTAAGTGGTTTGGGTTTGACATTAAGATTCTCGCTAAGAAACGAGGTCAGTACCTAGACAAAGGTCAGTTCAGAGCACAGTACTACAATGACCCCTCTGATCCTGACAATGTACCCGTAGGCAGCGAAAAGTTTCAGTACTTTGATCGTAAACATTTGAAAGAAGAAAACGGTTACTGGTTCTACAGAGACAACAAACTAAATGTTTATGCAGCAGTTGAC